CATGTTTTTAATACTCTGCCAACGGTAAATTTGTTGAGCATTCTCTTTGGATCATCGGTTTTGTACCTGATCTCATTTAATTTGTTTTCGTACATAATTTGTTGTTTTTTGCCTTTCGGCTGATTAATTATTAAATAAAATATTAGTAAGTTGTTTTCCTTTGTTTTCAACCTGCCAAAGTCCTGCTTTTGGTTCTGTGAGCTTCAGGTCTTCTACCTTTCCGAATCGGTCAATGTTTCCACACAAATCAATTATCCATCCTGATTCCTTATTCGGGTGTGGACGAATGGCGCGACCGACAATTTGATAGTAAAGAGCCAATGACATTGTAGGTCTGGCCATGACTATTGTGTCAAGTTCAGGATAATCGAATCCGGTTGTCAGAACTCCCACGTTTGCCACCACCGGGATAAGTCCGGCTTTAAAATCAGAGAGCAGCTGTTCACGTTCTTTTTTGGAAGTGTCGCCCGATATAATCTGACATCCGGCAATGTGTTTTGAAAGATTTTCAGCTTCTTCCAGGAACCGGGTAAAAACCAATATACCTTTTCGTTTTCCACCCTGTTTGGGATTCATTAAGCGGTTCACAATTTCAATCAGATAGGAATAGAAGTCAATGCGTTTGTATTCGGCAATGATTGACTTATCGGAGTAGTCAGCTCCTGTTGAGTTGGTGAATAGATTTGCTTCGTTCCATTCAACCGGCTTCATGCTGTAATAATTCAGCTTTGAAAGAAATCCCATGTCGAGCAGGGTTGAAATCTGAACATTGTAAATCAGGTCAGAAAATACACGCGGTCTGGTCCTTGTAATGAATTTCAGCATTGAACCAAAAGAAGAGGAACTCAAGCGGTAAGGCGTTGCTGTAAGTCCAAGTATTTTGCAGTTCAGCACTTCAAAGAATGTTTTATACATTCCCTCTTTTGGATTCACCAAATGGCATTCGTCAACAATTATATTTTTGAAGTGGCTGAATAATTCCGGATTGTTTCGAACACTCCCAATGGTTGCAAATGTGATCCGGCTGATGTGTTTTGAGTTGAAAGACGCTGAATAGACTGAGCAGTCAAGAATACCATAACTACAAAGCTTATTGAAGTTCTGTTCCAGAATTTCTTTTGATGGCTGAAATACTAATGTGTGGCCGTCAAGTCTGTTTGCAATGTCAGCAATGACAAGCGATTTGCCCGAACCAGTTGGTAATACTATGATGGAATTTTTATCAGTTTTTGAGTTGAAAAAATTAACCGCCTTATCAGATGCTTGCTGTTGGTATTCTCTTAGTTTAAACATAAATCAAAATGGTAAATCGTCTTCAGTGGTAGGGTCTATTAACTCTTTTGTAATTGTTTTTGGCATTGGCTCAACGGATATTACTGTTTTAAGAACATACGTTTTCTTTCCAAAAAGAATAGATAATCTTTCAGCTTCTTTCTTAGCTAAAATAATTGTGCTGTGTTGGTGTGTCGGAGCTCCTTCACCATCCATGTACACCATGTAAAAATGCTGTTCCATACTGTTGTTTTTAATGAATTATTTATAATGAATTTTTCTTTTTGCTTAAACTTTCGATACTTGGGAAACTGATTTCTATTCCATTTTCGGCAAACCATTTACCGAGTATTTCAAATATCAATCCGATGTCATTGTGGGTTAATTCTGTTGTACTTTCTTTTTTCAGAAGTGCATCCTGCAGCGGTTTCCAAAGGAAGTTTTTTACTATTTCGGGTGAATAGGTAGTTTGAATGTCCATTCCTTTAATACCTCTAAAAGTGAACTCTAAACCAAGCCTGTTGAGTTCGTAGGCAATGTTTTGGAATAATACATGAAGTGCTCTGTTTTCCTGACTGCTGCGCTTCTTTGGTAGATTATCAATCAATGCTTTTGTTATTGATTTTGAAAGCCCCATATTCAAACAGGTTTTTTCTATCTCTTCAATTTTATAGGTCATAAATGAAATTTTATTTTAGTTACCACTCCCCGTATCAGGTTGGAGTGGCTCTGTCAAGGATTTATTGTTTAAATTCTTCGAAATTCATAATTTGTTGTTTTAGTATTGATTGAAAATTTTCTTATCTGTGATTTGGTCTTTGTTGAGTTCGATAAACTCAATTAGCTTTTCGCAATGCTCAACCAGGCGTTTGTTATCTCGCTCTGGAACGTAGGCGTAATGCTCAGTGAATGTTGAATAGCTTCTTGCAGCAATTACAGCCACATTGTATTCGAAGTCGCTCACATCGTTTCCCTGTTGATTCAGGCAATAAGGATAAACTATGTGTTGCCAGTTGCGTTTGAATTTTCCTGCTGAATACTTGCTTGAGGTTTTAATGTCGCAAACTGCCATCGGCATAAGTTCATCAATATATCCGTAAAGAAGTACGTTTCCGAACCTTGTTTCGATTGGAGCTTCACAATAAACCTGAGGGATTGCACCTTTGTAGTAGTTTGCAAATTCAAAGCATAAATCAGCAGGGAAAATGAATTCACGCTCTTTGTATATTGCTTTGAATGCAACTGTAACCTCAATAAATTCTCTCTCATCTAAATCGCTCCAATTTGGATTTGGTCGAGATTCTTTAATGCTCGAAATTTCCATTTTGTCAGATTTGCTTTTTAGAATTATACAATCAACAACCTCATTGAAGGCAGTCCCACGGTCTGCGGCTTCACTATCAAAAGGAACTCGATTAATTGCATCAATCAGCGATTGTTTTTGCTTTTCTTCGAACTCTTCTTCTGTGAACTCCGGATCTTCTGAAAATCCCCAAAATTCATTGTAAATATCAGAGCTTGAAACGTAGCTCTGATATTTATCTAAAAGGGTTGCATAAAAGAGATACTTAAGCAGCGGCCTTTTCATATCCCTTAATTTTACTGTTGAATTTCAAACCTAAAGAAATACACTTTGCATTCAGTAGCTGGCTGGCCATTGCTTTGGAGTTTCCAACGTGTTCAAAATTATCAACACGGGAAATGAAATCATTTGCAGAAACTTCATCGGTAACTAAAGCAATTGCTTCTTTTAGCTCTTCAATCACTTTATTGAAAGCAGCTGCTGTTTCAACTCGCTTTTGCAGATTAGCGATATAAGGGTTTATTACTGATGTTTGTAGAAAGGTATTTGCAGTTGCTACACCGGTTGTATCAACAACGATAGGCAATTCCATTATTGCAGGAAGATTGCAAGTGTTTTTTCCATCGTTGCGGTCTGTTGGGTCAAAAGTGATTTTGCGTTTACGCCCATCAGCTTCCAAGTAGCCAACTAAATCCAGTTCAGTAACTAAATCATCATAAGAACTACCACCGAACATCGGAACGTATCGAATTTCATCACCGTTTTTTTGAGAGTCCCGGTGAGCAACAAAAATCAAATGTTTGTTCATCATCATAACTGACTTCACAAATTGTCTGAAAGCTCCTTTGCGCTCTCCGTAACCCTGTAGTGCTAATGATCCGTTTGATTTTCCCATTTTGGGATTGCGTGCAATAATATCTTCAGCCATAAAGTCAAGCATTTTGCCTGCTGTGTCGATAATAAGCGTTTCGTATTCGCTTAAATCTTCTTTGAGTACTGCTTCACAATCTTTCCATGAAGTAATTTGTACTGTTGGCTGTTGATGTCCATAGTTCACACGGTGTACACCACCGTCGAAGTCCAATAACAAAGGTTTTGGAGCACTCAAAGCGAGTGTTGTTTTTCCCATACCTGCCTGACCGTAGATCAGGGCTTTAATTCTTGTTTGTACGCTTAATTCGTACGGTTTTCTGATAAGTGTCATAATCTTTGTTGTTTGAAATTGTTGTTATTTTATAATTACTATTGGCAATATCCAACCAATTGGCTGACTATTATTTTGAATTCAAATTTTGTTGATAGGCTCAAAGCCCGCCTGTATTTTTTCAGCTCTCTTTCGAGTGCAGTTTTTACCGTATCTCCTTTTTTCAAAATGACCTCTTTCTTTTGGTCTGGGTAGGTAGCTCCCTTGTCCGTAATTGTGTACCTAACTTCGTGTAGCTCTTTCATAAATTTGCTATTCTGAATTATTTATTAAATCATCTAAATCGTAGTTGTCAGAATCTAACTGACGGTCTTTTATGAAATCATTTTTAGTTGCTCCCATTATTCAAGTGATTTTTCAATGTTTACAAGTATATTTCTGTAGTGATCCGGATGCATACTTTTAATACTGAAGCTTTCCTTTGGCTCTCCATTGTGTAATTTGTACGCTGTAGCTAGATTGAAGTCTGTAACTACCGAATTCCCATTACCGAAATCATGATTCATTCGGTTATTTGCTGTGTCAAATGATGTTGTGTAACTCATGCTGTATGTTTTTTATAGGTTTTAATTCGTCCATCTTTGTGTAAGTCCAGGCTCTCCATGTAAGCATCCAAATCTTTCTTTTCGTAGATAATTTTCTTAGTTCCATATTTTCGAAAAGGAATAAGGTTCAAATCCCTTGCTTCACGTAGTTTGTCGCGTCCGAACGTTGTGTAAACACAGGCTTCTGATTCGTCAAACCACCGTTTGTTTGATATGTCTATTATTACTGTCATACTTCGAAGTATTGTTCTGTTTTACCTTTTCTTCCTGTAGTTTTGGCTCTTCTAGCTCTTATCATTGAAGCATCTAAATTGAATACTTCAAAGGCTATTAGTAATATCATTGCAATACTGGCTATTTGTCGTTTCATTGGGTTTAAGTCCATTGAAATATTGAATTCGTGACAAAAGAACCATGCAGCTATTTCAGTAGCTTTATT